TAAATCACTTGTAGAGAATCGGTGATCTCTTTGATTATAATAGATTTCTATTCCTCTGGAAGAACATATCGCTCTACCTGTAAACGTACCCGACTTATACTCCGAACCGATGATCCGTACATCTATATGTAACATAGACAAGATGTCTTCTAGATCCTGTTCCGTGATATAAGGTATGATCTCGTCAACATACTCCACCGCATTCAGCTGAGAGTACCGTTCGACTATAGTTTGGATAGGTTTATTCTTTTCTGGTCTGTCCAGACTAGGATCTACTTGTAGACCACATATAAGGTAGTCACACTGATCCTTAGCCTCTCTTAACATTGAGACGTGTCCAGCGTGTAATAAATCAAATGCTGAACAGGTAAATCCTACTTTTTTCATAATTTTTTCACTTTTCGCTTGACAAAGTTTGCACCGAACTGTATAATAGAAGCACTCTTCTGCCAGTCAGTACATATAAAATTAGTGTAGTGTTGGAAATGGTAAAACGTTACCACCATCACTGTCTACCAGACCTGTATTATCCTTTACATTATCTTCCATCTGTTTCATGATCTTTTCGAGTTGTTCTGTGGTTTCTTCTTCCATTTCGGCTCTAACTTTTTCGACCTCATTGACAGATGCCTGATACTGTCTCAACATGGCAGGCGCTGGATAAGTTATCGCTACGACATGCAAAGTTTTTATTAGACTGTATATCTCTGGGTCATCTTGATAAGTCATGAAGGGACGGAAAGAATGGTATCGGGTTAAATCTTTTGAGATATCTGTCTGAAGTCTCAAAGCCCTCTTGACCACAAGATCGTATTCGGTCTCTTCGATAATTTCGGCAAGAACTTCTTCGCCCGTAGATAACTTCAGATGTTTAACTTCATACAAGTCGATATCATTTATCATCTTTTTTCCCTTTCAAATTTATCGGATAGATTTTATACTTGAATCCTTCTTTGGTATAAATTTTAATTCTTTCCGCACTATGTTTTAACGTAAAATTTTTGTGTCCTTTAGTATGTAGGTCATCGGCAATGTCGTATAATTTGGTGGTCGCATCGTTATCCGACTTCCTCAATCCTCGTCCGATCGATTGAAGAACTTTGACCTGAGACTTGGAAGGACTAGCGAAAATGATATTATGCAAGTTCCGAATATTAATACCAGTGCTAAAAGTTCCAAGACTTGCGACAATGATTGCATTTTTCTGACCCTCTACTATTCCTCTGATTTGTTCACGATCGGTGGCATCCACCTCTCCTGATACATAAAATACTTTACGATCATCGTCTGCCATCTCCTTCACTTGATCATAAAGTAACTTACCGTGTTTCTCCACAAACTGGAACAAGACCAGTGTGTTCCCCTCCTGAGATAATGCGAGATTCGTAACGAACCGCAATCTGTCGGGGTTAGTAACTATGTAGTCAATCTCTTCCTGATAAGATTTGTCCTTCATCATCTCGCAGATATCATTGTGGTATCGCAATAACAATACCGAGATATCCAGATCTGCCAGTGTCTTGTCTTCCTGTAACTGTACGGTTGTGGTCACCTGATAGGTTGGGCCAAACAAACCTTCAAGTACAAGTTTGTTCGTCTCCGTACCGTCAAGTGTACCTGTCGTACCGAATCTATATGAGGCATTGATACACTTGTCCATCATCGTAGACAGAGACTTCGCCTTAAATAGGTGTACCTCGTCACCGAATACAGAATCAAACTGTGTAAACCACTCCGTACCGAATCGGTAGATCGACTGCCATGTAGAAATGATCACTCGTTTGTCAGTATTCTTTTCTTTACCTGAGTAGATGCGATGCGCCTCGTTGGCAACATCCATACCATAGTCTTCGAAGTCTTTATACATCTGTTCCACTAGACTTGTTGTCGGAACAATAATCAACACCTTATTCTCTGTACGTTCTAGTACCCACTTCATAAGGTTGTAGATAATAAACGACTTACCTGAACCAGTCGGTGACAACAACAGACACCGTTTCTTTTCTATACCGTGTACAATCGCATCATACTGATATCCCCGAACATCGAATGGCGCACCATAGTCTTTCAGTTCTTTCATCAGCTGGGGGTGATCGACTTTGTTCGTCATCGCTGGATGACCGTACTCTTCGTGTTCCACTAACTGTAGTGGGTAGAACCTGTCCGCACAGAATTTTTTCAGATGAGTATAAAGACCAACAGGTAACGTCTTGGTCACCATGTTGTATAACTTTATTTTACCATCCCACCGTCTCGATTTATACGCAGGCATAAACCGATAGCCAGGAACAAAGAACGAGAAGTAGTCTCGTAGTTCCTGACTCTGGTGTGCATTACACTCTACAGATAATAGAGAGTGACTCTGCAATCCTATGCGAATCTGGTTATCCATTCAGTAACTTATTCAGTTCTGTGTAACCACCAACGTAACACCAAGTCTCTCCTTCTACAACGAAGATCTGTGGTACGGTGCGAAATTCTTTTCCAGCAATATCCTGTAGTCGATCCTGTTCTTTAGGACTGACTTCGGTCAGACAACGATACTCGTAGTTCAACTCTTTTCTTTCCAATACTGCCTTCGCCTGTGTACAATACCCACAGACAGGTGTTCCGATTACAATGTATTTCATTTATGCTCCCGCCTCAAATTGTTTCCATCTGATCATGTTACCGATCGTTTGATGTCTCCAGTTAAGGTTATTTACTATTTCATTAAGTGTCTCAATTACGGTCTTTAGATACGCAATCTTTTCTTCACTACGTTGAATCTCTGGGTCAGAGTCGTAGTAGTGATCCATTTCGCCCTTGAGGATTTTTAGACCCCCGAACGGATCTGGTTCCCACCCTTTTGATTTAAGAGTGTTCTCATCCATCTTACCATTGTAGTATAACCACTTGTCCTTCAACAAAATCTTCTGTACATGTTCTGCACGTTTGAGAGACAACTTGGCCGTGGATAGGTACTGCAAATATTTTGCATGTAACATCGGTGTGTTACGAGACGTTTCGTCTAGTTGATGTGTTGGAATCTGACAGTCTGTCTTCCACTCACTCAGTATCATTTCTAAATCTAGTTTCATAATTTAATCCTCACATTGTATATAGTCAATCATATCTAACCAAAAATCTCGATTAAATCCTAACGTATATGAAAAAGTCATTCTCCAACAATCAGTGTACGCAGAATGGTATGTTACTGGTTTTTCGTCATCATAACTTGCAAAGTATCCAACTTTACAACTCCAGCCTTTTTTATCTTTCATTGTGACTATTTTATCATTTTCTACGTCATACCACTTGAACCACCCATCCCCAGTTTCACTCCAAGTAAATACTACATTGTAAGCGGAAGCGTTAGCATTATTATGCCAATCAATAAACCCTTTGGGTGGATACAGGTGGGCTAACGCAGTACATCTTAACCCGACATCGAGTTTGATTTTATCGTTTATTTGAGTCCAGTCTTTATCGTACTGAGGATCGTCACCGTAATAACCATCTGGTCTAATAAAATACGATTTTGCGCCAGTAGGCACACCTTCATGTCTTTTGCCCATCGATAAAACTTTTCGGAGGTACTTTTCCGACACCCAGTCTTCAGCGACCATAGTCTTACCGTAGTGTTTATTCGTTTTGGTTACGTCATACTTTTCACGGTATAGATAACGAAGTCTTTCTAATATATCAAGAACCCTTGGATTCTTCAGTTCAATAAATTGCATATTAATTTAGTATGTAGTCAGAAAATCTAAATTCCACGTTGAAGGTTAAAAACTGTACAGTTGATGTATTGGCAGTCAAAGCGATTGAACCAATGTTGGTTGGTATACAATCCTTATATCTGATCTGTACGTTAGAGTTGTTATGACTAGACAGGATACTGACAGTGATGTCTTGATGTGGATCAAAGTTGTTATCGGTTTTAGATGAACCGTTAAGATTAATCGTTGACTCTAACCACTCTTGCATCTCTTTGTAAGACTTCATATCTTCGTCTAGTATAATATCTAGTGATAAACTACCGTAAGTAATTTTGTCACCAGCAAAAGGA